GGTGATTGGTTTCTGAATCAATCCAAATCGTATCTTGGGACTTTGTGCTTTCGGGATTCACGACTTGCGGTGTGAACACCATACCCGTAGGGTCAATAAGACCATCAACAGTTAATTTTCCGGTAATATAAAATCCACCATAAACTTTAGCATTCGGCCCTTCTGCCGTTCTTGGGCTTCTGTAAATACCCGAAGTTATTTCACTAAAAGACCAAGACCCTCTAACTTTAGGTGCATTTACTAATCGTATGTCAGAACCTTGCACACCTGTTCCAATTGGCCCTTTGAGCATTACACCGTCACCAATTTCTAACTCTTCTAATGCTATGTATGTGTTGTCATCCATAACTACTTCATGTCCGGCAGTATCAGCAGTAAGTATTATTTTTCTAAAATAAGAATCAAAAAGTGTTGGTGTGGCTGATGGAGTCGAACCATAACCGGATGCGCCCCTAACAGGCAAATTAAATCCACTACTTGAAGCCTTGAATTGAAATATTGCTTCTCCACCATTAAACAAATCAATATTACAAGTAAAATTATCTATTACAAAATGTTTATTTCTGTCGTTTGAAGTAAGAGTAGTGGTTGGTGCAAATGTCACACCACTGTTTATAGTAAGAGCATCAAATGTGGTTTTACCACTTGTTCCTGTTGGTGTGGAGTAGTTAGGTTCAAATGTTCCCGAATTTAGTATAGTTTCGTTATGGTTTCCATCATCAAATTTAGTTAATGTGCTACCATACATACTCATTGTTATAGTTCCGGTATTGTAGTTAGCATTATCACCAATAAGAATAAATTTAGAATCATATGTTTTGTAAGAGCCAAAAAAGTTAGGGGATGCCCCATGTCTAAACTCAATGTTTGAAGCGGCACTTGGCTCTAAATAACCATTCAAAAATAATCCTTTAATTACAGGAACAGTTTGTAATAATACTCTTGCGTTAAAATCATTTTCAATAATAATTTCATCAACGGTTAATGTTGGTGAAGCATTTGTTAAATCAAAATTACAATTGTTTATTCCGCCTTTACTGTTAAAAATAACTACATCACCTGTCGTTGGCACACCTGTTGGACTCCAACAAGTGTTTGTTGAGGCAAGATTTGTGCCTCCATCACCTAACCATTCATAATTTACCATAATTACTCGCTCACTTTAGTTTTGGTAGCCTTACCTTTGTAAATAGTGCCACCTTTTTCACTAACGAGAGCGAGCATTTCATTAGCCCTTAGTTCAAATTGCCTTAATTGTGTAGCCAACCTTATGTCTTGCTCTTTACGCTCATTCTCATTAACATAGGAGGGAATAGTATCTATCATAACTCTTAAGCAATCGGCCGCTACCAAAAACTTAATTGCAGATTCTTTTTGTGCAGTAGTGACTACATTAGTGGAGTCAGCCGCTAACATTTGTGTGTTTCGTGAATTTTTGTTGACTTGTTCTGTTCGCATTGTGATATATTCGCTAATTGTTGCTTCATTCAAACCTCTTGGTCTGTTAAGCAAATCACGAATGTTATCAGTAGTGACAGTCATTCTTCCTCACCGATATTAGCATTTATTCCCCATCTGTCGTTATAATCTTTTGGCACATCAATTACTTCAACATGGGATGGCGGTCTGTTAGTCCTACCTAAAACAAATACTAATTTCGATTCAACAATTCGTTGAGCCATTTCGCTATCGGGCAACCAATAAGTATCTTTTGTTTCTAAAAGCATAACAGGGTTGTCGGGCTTTCTCGATGCAGGTTTGGCTAATCTAACAAGCCAACCATTAGGGGAGTGCCATGTTTCAACCCTATGTCGCAATTCGACAACGGTTTGGTTTTCCGGTAAAGGTATGTTTTTCTTTTTTAATGCTAAAACTAACTTTGACTTTTCACTCATTCTTTAACTTCCTTTTTCTTCTTAGAAGTAGCCTTTTTAGGCTTTGCGGTCTTAGTCAAAAGATACCTACCGGCATCTTCATCCCAAGTGTAAACATCACCATTATGGTTAGTAAACTCTTTTGACATTTAATCGCCTCAAGCACCTTCAATGTATTCGATGTATAGGCTAAATTTACCTGCGGTTAAGTCAGCAGTAGCAATAGTCACAAGTGGCAAATGTGCCGCACTTGTTTTTATTGGCAAATCGTTTGTTTTTGCTGAAACTGTTCCTGTGAAAGCCGCATTGTTGTATGCAGTAGCACCGATAAAAGCATCTGTGTTGGTTTCATAACCTAATGCAATTGTAGCCGAGCCACCGGAGGTAATTGTTGTTTCTAACTCAAAGTAGCAGTTAGTAATAATTGCGTTGTCCGGTATTTGAGTTCCTCCACCAATAGGCAAAGCACCTTGTCCTCCACCGTCAACATCAAAGTCATAAGTTGCTTTAATGTGCTTTGGGATAACTGCGCCTAATGCGGAATTACCAACGGAGTCGTCAATTAATTCAGCAGAACCTACTGAATCATCAGCCATATACTTTGATTCAACAAAGTCTTGAAATTTTCGGTTTTGTGGCAAATAAATCACCTCAAATAACGCCTGTAATCTTTGCAATTCTGTTGTTTGTTCCGCTTGAAGCACCGTCTTGATGTTCGTGAACCACTGTTCCCATGTAGCCTGTTAGCATCCAATCGAAACCGACACCCGGAATGCGAGTTAGTTCAGTCTCTTGGAAACCTGCGCCATTGTAAGTGAAGAACTCCGCAGTTTCAGAACCCGGAATCAATAGTAGTGCATCATCTTCAAGTGCAGAAGTTGAGTTGACTTCGTTCTTACCGCCTGTGTAGTCACGGGTGTAGTAAACAGTCATGCTTGCAATTCTTCTCATGTGGTCTTGTAGTGACTCGACAACATTTCCGTATAGTTGAGTGTTTAGAAGTGCGCTTCTTGTTGAGGTTGGCAAAACAAGTGCCATTCCTTCGTCACCGGAAACTCTTGCGTTGGAGTAAACCAAGTCCATTGTGTCAAGAAGGTCTTTCTCTTCATCAGCACTTGCTGAACCAAAGGTTGCAGTAGCGGCGTTGCTTTGACCTGCGCCTGTGTGTAGTGCGTCAAGAATTAGGTTGTCAATTGTGTTAGCCCTTGCTCTTACGATACCAAGTTGTTGTCTGTCGATGTTTTCAAAGGATTCACCGCGTAGTCTTACGGAGTCAAGGAAAACACATCTTCCCATACCCTTCTGTAATTTTACAGTGTAGTTTGCAGTTCCGATTTTTGTTGGGTCTGCTACTGCGGCATCGTCAAGTGGGTATGTGAAAGAACCTTCAACACCTGTATACCACTTAAAGTCAAGCCAACCGACACTTCTTGTTCCTACAAGGTTTGTTCCGATTGCTATTCTTAGGGATTGCAATTGTATGAAATCTCTAAGTGTTTGCTCTAATACAGCATCTCCGACACCAAATGGCCCCGCAGTTGCTTCAACATTCAATATTTGCTCTAATGTTTTATCCATTTTATTCACCTTCTTATTTTACCTATGCGTTAGCCGCAGATTGAGTATTAATTGGCACAAGTCCACCCGCAGTTGCGGTTTCGCCTGTTCCGACATAAATACCGAGTTTCTTGTTTGAACCTGCAACATTTGTGCATCGGCCATTTGCATTGACATAAGCCAATTGTCCGACAGTCCATGTCACTGCATCGGAAGCAATCATCTGAACGCCACCGAGAGGGAAGAAAGATATAGTTGCGCCACTTGTTTCAAGTGTGCCGTCAGCATCTCTTGAGGATTCTCCCGCACTTACACCGATTGCGATTTCAGTTGCGGCAGTTAGGTCAACCTTGTTAGTGGTTGAGTCGTTTACCAAAAGATAACCAATACCGCTAACGGTTGTTGAATCTTTTAGAGTTGCAGTTCTTGGGTCGTTGCTACTAAATGCTACCATTTTAAATCATCTCCTTTATGTCGTTGTATTTTGGTGCAACAAAGCGACCTTCTGTCGCTTCAACACCGGATAGGGTTTTGTTCCATGCAGAAGCCCAAGCGTTGTATGCTTTTTCATAGACTTCTTCGGGAGTTTCAACAATTTTTCCGTTTAGGTAGTTTGCTACAACGGACTGTGATACCGGCTTTACCTGTTCGGATGCAACCGCAGGGGTAGCAGGTTTCATTTCGACTTCTTCAATAGTCGGCTTTGCGCTTTCCCATGATGCAATTAGTTGCGTAATGGTTTCGCTTGACAAATCTTCGTGGCCTTTTAGACCCATTTCAGTTGCCTTTGCGACAAGTCCAAGTCTTTCATCTTCAACCTTCTTTGCTTCAATAGCCTTGTATTCAGCAATAGTGGCCTGTGCTAAAATCAAATCGGCTTTCAGTTTTTCTGCTTCCGCTAATGCTTCGGAAGCCACTGCGCCCATTTCTTCATTAATCATTTCATCATCCATAGGTATTTCTCCTTTCTGATAATCGGTTTCACTATCGCCTTGATACTTAAATGTTTCAGAAGCCATAGCCTTTTGTTTCTTTTCCGCTAATTCTATGTTTGCTCTTGGATAAGCAGGTCTATGAACAATAGCCAAATGGTCGAAGGTAAAGTCATTTTCAAAGACTATACCATCATCATTTGCTTGTATTGGCACACCATATCCACCAATAGATACACCATATCCGGCTCTTAACCAAAGACCGGAATCCAAAGCCTCAAACAATTCAACCCTGTGGACTTCGGCTTTGTATCTTACATTCCACTTACCATCTTCTAAGTCATGAATACTCGCTTCTGTAATTACACCAACAACGGCTTCATCAATTCCACCATCCATGTTTCGGCTAAACCCTATGTTAGAAGGCTTAGGATGATTTAGTGTTAGGTCAGCACCAACCATTTGTGATACTGCCAATTCAGCACCTTTGCGAGTCAAAGACCAATTGTTTTTGTTTTTGCCTTCGTGAAATGCTATACCGGATATTTCAATAATGTTTTTGCCTGTGGATGCCTCGACTTTAGCCAATACATCATCAATAGTAATTTCCATTGTCACTGCTATTGGTTTACAAACACCTTCAACCATTTCTTCTCCAACAGGACAGGATTCGGATGCCATTTTCTTTTTATGATAACCGGCTTCCATTTCTTCATCTTCATGTTTGTAGCCTTCGACTTCCATTTTGCCACCGGACTTTTCTTGATATTCTCTCATATCTTTACATGGCATAAACATAGTTTCTCCGTTTACATCGTGGGTATGGATTTCATCACAACCCATTTTCTTTGCTTGTTCCATAGCATCAGCCGGATTATCATACTGATGGCTTGCGGCTTCAACAGTTTCACCGCATCCACCACAACCGCAACCACAATCTTCTGATGCCATAGATATATTTTCATCCTCTTCTGTTATATCAATGTCTGCCTTTCGACTTTTCTTAGGATGATTACTTGGTAGCAAATCATTATCTTGAACATATTTTGAGTTAGCAGGGCGACCTCTTCTAACTAATGTAAGGAATGCGTTGACTCTTGCCATAGACCATGCCGCCCTTGAAACTCCGGGTCTGTGGGAAGTCGAATATGCACCTGCGCCACGCCTGTAAACTGCCTTAAGCATACCAAGTGTGACTTTTCTATCAGACTTTTCGTTATGTGACTTTACTTTTGCCTTTAAAGAATTAGTGACTTGTTCTGAAAAGGTGACTTTGCCTCCGGGTCTTGCCGAGCCGGGTTCGTTCTTTTTAGAACCTCTTCTTCTATCTTCGGGTGGTGCAGGGGTTGAACGAGGGTCATGTTTAGATGCCTCAACCCTGCTACCTCCACGCCACTGTCGGCACGACCAATATCGGGGAGTAGTTTTATCTTTAGCAGTATCGCAGTTATGACGGTCACGGAATGCTTTACGCCTTTTTGGGTCATCACGCTTAATTTCCATATTAGGGTCGCCAAATCTTACAATAATTACTTTACCGCTACTATTAGTGGTATAAACTGCAAACTTTTTCCTTTGTCCGGGTGTGCGAAATGGTTTGTTAAGTGTGACTTTGCGACCTTGATATTCAGCCGCAGTGACATTGGTTTCGCCCCAATCTTCATAATCTTCTGATGCAGTATGAGAGTCATTTTTGTCAAACCATTCTTGAAATGTTTTTTCATCTTTAGCAGGGAAATACATCATAGTGCCATCGGCCATTTTATCGCTATGAATTTCTCCATTAAATCCAATTTCTCTTGACTTTTTTCTTGCGCCTTCGGGCGTTGAAAAAATGTAATCTTCCATACCTGCGGTAGCCTTTCTTTCAAAGAAAGAATTGCATACTGCGGCTCTTTGTTGTGGGTTGCCAAACTCGTCAACCATTTTGTCGTCACCCATACATCGTGACATAAAATCATCTTTGCTTTCTCCTTCTCTTGGGTCGGGCATATTATCATTCTCCTTGTGGCGATTTCTCATCTTCAATTATTATTTCAGCATCTTTTCGCCATCCGTTTACATCAACCCATATATCAAGATGAACATTAAAAGAGTCGCCTTTAGGTATATCGGTAATCGTAGCGACCTTAAAATCTTCCTGTTGGTAAGTAATATTATAACCATGTGTAAAGAATTTAAAATCTGTTCCGTTTTCAGCCCATTTCATGTATATGTCAACTTCGATATATTGCGTAGCATCACAAGACCAATCAGCATCCCAATATACTTTTAAGGAATTAGTTTCTGTTTCGCTAACCCATTCAGTATAAACATCGTAAAAATTAGCCTTACATTCCGGTTCGGGTTCTTCATTGTAATTACATGACCCATCATCTTCTGTTGCTTCGGGATTGTAGTTTTCAGCCTCATCATCCATACAACCCCAAATAATTTCTTCTTTTGGTTTTGGTGGGGGAACATACTCATCATCCTCCCACGCCCAATCATCACCTTCACCGGCAGGGGTTAAGTCAATAATACCACCTAATTCAAGACCGCTTGTTGCTAATAATATCATAATAGGAATAAGCGCAGTTAATAATTTATGAGTTTTACCAACCATTTCTGTTGCTCTATCCAATGCAGAAGTATTTTCTTTTATGGCATTACTATTGTTTAGTTTACCATCATCAAGAAGGTCGGCTATAATATCGCCTTTATCACGGCCTGTTAAACGAGCAATTTCGTCAGCGTTTTCTAACGAGGCTTGTATATCGGGCGCACTTGACATTACTCTCCCTTCTTAGGTTTTAATTGTTTTATGTCGGGCAACTTTGTAATTTTAGCCATTTGTTGTGAATGGTCTTGTGCCGATTTAGCCATTTCTTGTTCGTGCTTTTGAGCAAGTTTTTCTAACTCAATCTTATGTTCTTTTTCGGCTTCATCCCTTAGCCTCTTATGTTCTAATTCGCTTGGTATATCGTCAACACCCTTTGTTTGTTCAGACTCCCACATACGAAGTATAGTGCTTAGTGCTGGCCCTGCCGTTCCACCAATAATTGCTATTAATGCGATAAATCCATCAAGATTCTCCAACACTACATCGGGCTTCCAAATACCCATAGCAACCACTGAACCGCTTGCCAAAAGCCATAAGTAAATTGCAGGTATAACAGTTTTGCTAACCATCCTATCGTTAAATGTTTTGTTAGGTTTACTCATTTTTCATCCCCTCTTGCTCGTTAGTTCGTGGCAACTCTCCGATATTTGTATTATTTGGTTTACTGCGTGAATTGCCTTCTCTTTCCGGTGAAAGATTTACAATATCTAATGCTTGATTAAGGGTTAGTATGCCGGACTGATAGCCCATAACTGCTCTCTTCATAGCATCTAATGGAGATTCTTCTGCAACCGGCTCAAAGTTAAATTCCGGCAAATCAGCCATTGTATGTTCTATACCCAATAACTCTAAGTGCTTTGAAAACAATTTCATAACTTCTTGTTTAACTACATCTTGTAATCTTCTAATTGCAGTGTTAGCCCACATATTAGCATTGTATGTGGCCGCAAATGTTGAGCCTCGCTCTTGACCTGCGGCTACTCTCGGAACATGAAGAACGGCCGCTATGTTGCTACCAACCATGTCTAAGAATGTGCTATTGTCGGGAATTGTGTTGTTTAAATCGACATGGTGCAATTGCACATAACTTGGTAAGATTGGCATTTGGTCGCCACGCAAATTTTCAAACAATGATATTACTTCATCCATAATTTTTTCAAGTCTTTCGGCTTGTTCATCGGGGTCTGTAATATGCTCGATAGCGGATTTGTCAATAGTAATAAATTGTTTAGTTAGCGCATCTTCAAGTGCAATTCTGTTATTCATACTGTTATACTTTACACGAATTGCTTGTTTTAGCGAAGTAAATCGGGATGCACCCCATACACCATATGTCTTACGAGTTTTACTATCTGTAAGCCAATTGCTACGGTAGTCAATTCTAAAGTGCATTACTTCTGAACGAGGGAATACCTGCATAGTATATTGTCCTTCACGCAGTATGTAATAGTTATTGTTGTTAATGTAAGTATATTCATCGGCTGAAAACGCAGTGCCGTCAGCACCCCTTTCATCAACAATAGTCATTTGTTTTATGGGTAAATTTTGCACATCTGTAATACCTACACCACTTCTGCCAACTAACTTGTTTATGTCGTTGCCATATACCATCAAGTTTCGCATAGAATTAATTAGTATGTCATCAAAGTCGATAGTTTCAATAAGAGTCATTATACCGTTGCGTATGCGTTGATTCTTGGCCTTCTTGTAGTCTATGTGATAATTATTACCTGTTAGTGCTACGCTTCGCACTGCACCGTTTAATTCGGGGTCTAAGCGAACCATAGAGTCATACAAGTCAAACTCATTATCGTAGTTTGTGTCACTTTGAAAATCATTTGTTTCCGAAAAAATGTTAGGCAAACCTGCGGCTACTGAAAATGGCACATTTGTTGCCACCCTGCGAGCCGGTTTTTCATCGGCCACTACTACTCTCTTACTAAACGGCCACCAATTAGGCATACATTAGCCACCTTCGGTCTGTTTTTTAATTATTTTTGTGTTTTAAACGGAGAACTCCACCGTTTTACAATATTTTTGCGTTTTTTGTATTTTAATATTCTATGCAATACAAAGACCCAAAACAATAATTCAGCGAGGATAATAGCAAATCCAATTGCAGGGGTGTAATGCAAGTCAAAGGCCATTTCCTAACTACCTCTTCCATGTAGTATGGTATAGCACCATTTGATTGATAATATTTCGCCATTGTTAATTCTTTTACTAATTTCAGTTTTTACTGAAAGAATTAATTCGATGCACTGCGTTGCAATTTACTTAATTCTTGAATTGTTTCTATAACGGTTTAAGTAAAAGTAGTAATTAATATCTGCGAGGCTAAGAAATATGTCTATGAATTAATTCAAGAATTATACAAAACCGCTATACTGCGTTGCAAAAAATTCTTTCAGTAAGCACTGAAATTACTGAAAATATACAAGTTAATAAAGGGGTGGCTCTTAGCACTCTTTAATGGGAAGATGTTCTGCTAATGTTGGCTACGAATTAATTAACGAACACTACGATGATACAATGTCTGTTCTTGCAAATGCAAGGAATTTACACGCTATCAGTGATATTCGCAGTGTGAAAGGATGGGAAATGGCGATTTATCGTTGGAGAAGGGGTGAAAAAATTAAAACACCAACGGAAACAATAAGTGCGCCTGTTGAAAAATCATACTATTACGATAATACTAATGATACCTATGTGACATTTTTAGCAATTGCAGGTAAAATGGTTGTTATTGATGGTGAAAAACACCGTGAAATGAAAACTGCTTACTCTAATATGATTGGTGAAGAGTTAAGTATTTCTGAAATGGCACGAAAGTTTGATATGCCTAAAGCATGGCTTGAAGAATACAAGCGAAGGCATGGTTGGACTCACGACATGAATCCATATACCGATGAACAAATACAAGATAGTAATGTTGATGATTTAATAACAGACTTAATGAATCAGAAAAAGAACGAATTGCACACTAAGTTTGAAAGGCAAAAGTGGAAAACGATAGAAAAAGATGCTGAAAAATATCAAAAGTTTGAATATGAAGTTTTGAATGAGTTTAGACAGTTAATACCACAAACTGATTTAGAAGTGACAAAACTTGAAATGGTTGACGGAAGCCATGATTATTCCCTTGTTGTATCACCAACGGACTTTCATTGGGGTAAATATGGTTGGGTTGACGAAGTGGGTGAAAAATATGACTTTGAAGAAGCCAAAAAACGCCTTATGGAAAAAACAAGTGAGTTAATTACAAGGTTGCCGTCAAGACCGGAACAGATTATTTTATCCACAGGTAGCGATTGGTTTCATGTTGATACCGATACAGGCACTACTACAAGAGGCACACCACAAGATATGTGCGGTAGCCCTGCTGAAATCCTAATGACAGGTTGCCAAATGGCAAGAGAGCATATTGATTTGCTACGACAAGTTGCACCTGTTAAGGTTGTATTCATGCCGGGTAATCATGACCGCATGAGCGCAATTGCTTTGATGATGTATTTGTCGGCAGTATATGAAAATGTTGACGATTGCGAAGTAGTAGTTAGCCCATCGACTCGACAATATGTTGAATATGGTAATAATTTGCTTGGATTTATTCACGGTGATGGTGCTAAGAATCTTGTTGAATTAATGTCTTGTGAAAAGCGTGAGTTATGGGGTAAGTGCGAACATCACATTTGGTTTCACGGACATTTGCACCACAGAAAACTTACAGAAAATAAAGGTGCTATGATTGTTCAATTACCAAGTTTAGCAGGTCATGACAGATACCATGCACGACAAGGTTATACGACAAGCAAAGCCGGATTAGCCGCCCACATCATAGACAAAGAAAAAGGTCTAATCGGTAGTTTATTCGCGCCGGTGGTGGAACATTGACTGATTGGCAAAAAGTTAAGACAATAAAATTTCCCGAAAAAAAACTAAGGCGTTGTAATACTTGTGGCTACGAAGCAGTAGTAATGTATAATACTCATAAAGTTTGGTGTAGTCAAACTAAAAAAACTAAATATTGTGGAACAATGAGGGTGGTAAGGTGGAACGAGAGTCAGTAATATGCACAAATCCCGCTTGTGGTTGGGCTTCACGGCACTATCCTCGCCAAAAGGCTTTAACAAGAGAATGCCCCGTATGCTTTTTGCGCTCGCTTAAAGCGCGGTGAAAAGTATGTATAATATTACAAAGGATATAAATTGGGAATTACCTGTCAAAATGTGTGTGATTAATTATGTCAAGTTTAAAAAGAGCATTAGCGTTTGAAAGAGCAAAAACAGATGTAAAGTATTTTTACAAGTGGCTTGGCTACTCATGGGGTAGTCACATTGGCGAATGGATGGATATGTATTCAGCCAACGATGGATTGCACATAAACCGTGTGTGTATTATTGCACCACGAAGTCATAGTAAGTCTGTCACTTTAGGGGTAAAACTATTGCATATGTGTTTGTTTGAAAAGTTTAATGGTAAACCTATGGATATATGGTTGTTTTCAGCAAGCCAAGATACGGCTAAAAGACGATTGGCTGAAATCCGTAAAGATATAACAAGCCACAAAGAATTATCCCGTTATCTTAATACCAAAAAAGGTGGCAAAGAAGAATTGTGGTTGACTAACGGTGCAGTAATACGATGTTCTTCTGTTGGTTCTGCAATTCGTGGCGACCACCCTGCCGCAGTAGCACTTGACGATGTATTGCTTGATGCTAAAAAAGAATTAAACAATGAACAATTGCGTCAGTGGCTTCGTAAAGTTATTATGCCTATGCTCGACCCCGGCAGTAAATTGTTTTGTGTTGGAACGCCAATGTCGCAGGTTGACTTATACCACACTGAAATGCTAAGTAGTCCACTATGGAAATCCGGCACATGGTCGGCTTTACCTAATTGGGATGAAGCAAAAAATGACCCCGAAAACTTGCAAGCACTTTGGCCGGAGTTTAGGCCGGTTAGTTTTTTATTAGAACAACGAGAAGTATGTGGTGAGTTAGAGTTTGCTCAAGAGTTTTTGTGTCGAGTTATTGACGATGAATCTTCTGTATATCCTCGCAAATATACACGATGTAATTTAGACTTAGAACAAGTATTCGATACTGAAAAGCG